CGCTTATCCGGCACCAGGATGTCGTTAGTACCAGTGCAAAATCACTGGATGGTGGTGACCGTGTGAGCCCAGACCCGTTGACTGCATGGCACACGGAACACACCAATGGCTAGTCCATCCAACCTGGTTTGGGTCATCCACTTCCCCCCCTATACATGGGGTATGCCGGCGGGCCACGCACAACACATGATAATTACAACTAATGATCAACAGCAGGGAGCGAGACCCACTTTGGACGCCATGTCGAAGACCTACAGTTTCTATGACGACTTGCTTGAGTTCCCTCCGGGTGTGGGAAAGCCTGTTGCCGCAGGCGGACCCATTGACCAAGTGTCAAACTGCACTAGCGACTTGGATAACGTTTGGTTTGGGTTACTTACTTCATGTGGAGCGCTGGGATGGGCTGCAACAGGCTGGGCTACGTATCGATTGGGCCGCTATATTGGGCAGTTTGGGCGAAAGCCTCGAGTGCCAAGTGGCGGGTCTGGTGCTGCGGGCCCTGAACCTCCTGAAGAAGCCCTGGTGGACCGAGGACCCCCAGGAGGAGGACAACCTCTTTCGGGAGGTGCAGGCCATGATGACAGCGTGGTACCTCCCCGTTCTCGATGGGTGGGATACCGTAGTTGGTGGAGTTGGGCATGTGGAGACCTGGGAGGAGATACGTGTGTCTCTCCTGCCGACGAGTTACATGCTGCCGATGCCATTGGCAGTATGGATGAGATCGGTGTGGGATTTGACGACTGCGATTCGGTCATGCAACGGGGCACACGTGGACGACCTAACCGTAGGGCCAGGTTGCGCGGGCAAGGAGCTCGTGGGTATGGGATCGCAGCATTGCTGGCTCGTGAGTGCAAATCCGAGTTGGGACCAATGCAACACAGTCGGGCTAACCAGCTCGTCGTGTTCCGCCAGCTGAGGAACCTGGCCAGACAGCGACATGTTGACGAGGCTTCAATTTGCGATGTTGTCGCCGTTGCCGAGAAGCTGTTTTGGGTTCCTACGCAGATGGAGGCATTCGCTGGCCGGCTTGCTGCTACCGAGACCTATTCTGAGGCATACGCCCTTAGAGGCGATGCCTATCGTGTCGAACAACGCTGGAGGGTTGGAAGGTGGTTGGAGTCGGTTGGTCTGTTGGGACGGAAGAGCATTAAGGAGATTAAGGCCACCGGCTAGGATTGCCTGCGGAAGTATAGCTCGTTTGAGACTGCTCTGTCTCGCGAGGTTCCTGGAGTACGGCTGGTTCCCAGGTACTTCCCTATGGCTAAGAAAACTGTGCGTGTCAGTTATACCATCGAGACACTTAGCGGCAGGGTGTTGTTCGGTGTTCATTCCAGCACTATGAAGAATGTGCTGAGGGGGCTAAGGGAACGCGTCTTTGCTGTGGAGAGGGACGGTACATTACAGCGACCGCCACAGCCTGTCCCTGGCTCTTTCCAGCGACTGCATGGGTTCCGCAACAAGATTGTGCGTGGCGTCAACGCTTTCCCCATTGAAGCTCGAGCTTTTGCCGAGCTGTACACCGGGAGGCGCCGGGCCATTTACATGAAAGCTGTGGAATCACTTGAGGTAGCAAGCGTCACACGTGATGATGCGTCGCTGAAGACTTTCGTGAAATGCGAGAAGATAAATTTTTCCTCCAAACCTGACCCAGCACCACGGGTGATTCAGCCCAGGTCACCCCGGTACAACGTTGAACTTGGCCGCTATTTGAAACCACTAGAGTGCCGCTTGCTTAAACGGATTGGCAAGGTCATCCAAAAAGATGGCAAGGGCGTCGGGCCCGCAGTCGCAAAAGGAGTTGATGCCGTTCAACTTGGTGGCATTATTGCAGCCAAGTGGGCATCTTTTGATGATCCTGTGGCTGTGGGGTGCGACGCGAGTCGATTCGACCAGCACGTAAGCGTGGAGGCACTAGAGTGGGAGCACGGCGTGTATTCGCGGTGCTTCAAGCAACCAGGTGAGCTGCAGAAGTTGCTTAGTTGGCAACTGCACAACAAAGGAAGAGCTTTTGCAGATGACGGGGTGGTCAAATATGAAGTTGAGGGGTGCAGGATGTCAGGGGATATGAACACCGGGCTGGGGAACTGCTTGATAATGTGCGGACTAGTCCATACGTTCATGCAGGAATCACGCATCCAACGGTACGACCTCATTAACAATGGGGATGATTGCGTGATTTTTGTTGAGCGGAAAGACCTATGTTCAGTGTTGGAGTTTGGGGTATGGTGCCGGGATTTTGGTTTCACCATGGTTATGGAGAACCCCGTTGATGTGCTTGAACAGGTTGAGTTCTGTCAGATGAAACCTGTGCTAACGTCACGTGGGTACTGCATGGTTCGTAACCATGGCACTGTATTCAGCAAGGACTCCACAACAACACATGACATGTCTGACCCCAAGGTGTTCTCAGCCTATTGTGGAGCGATAGGTGACTGTGGCATGGCATTGGCTTTTGACGTGCCAGTCCAGTCGGCCTTCTACTCTGCGTTTTGCCGGGCCGGTCGGCCCAGCAACATGACCGTCACAGGCGGTATGGGCTGGTGGAGGGGAGCATTGAGCAAGCGGAGCCGTGTCGCTCCTACTGACGAGACGCGTTATTCTTATTGGCTGGCCTTCGGGGTGACACCTGAGGAGCAAATCATTATGGAAAGCCAATTGGATGCCATCTCGATCATGTGGGGAGCTCCGCACGATACTGACCTTTGCCGAGGAAGTATCGATTCACGTAGGTTGTTGTAGAATGGTTAAGTCTAAACGCACCAAGAATCAGAACTTGAAGGGAAACAAGGCGCGGGTGAGGATGCGGGCTCCACGAGTCATGGCAAGCCCCCTCGTAGCTTCCCACGCTCGTATGATAGCTGACCCTTGCAATGCCCCATTGGATAGTGGCATTTATGGCGGCACTAAGGGGACAGTCATGCGGCGTTATCGTAACATTGTAACCGCGTCCCATTCGCCTGCATCCACGGCGGCCACATATTATTATGGGCTGCTTTACCACCCCGTGTTTGGGTCTTTTCGTCTTTATGACTCCACCACCCCAGCCAACACTTGGCACACTGCTGCTCGTCAGTGTACCTTTGCTGCATATAGTGGGCTCAATGTGGGCGTCGCTTCTGCACAACGCAGTTACGGTGCGTGCTTATCGTTCTCTTGGCTCGGGACCGAGCTGACTCGCCGAGGATTGGTCTACTCTGGTGTCATCCCTGGCTCTTTAGCCTGGGAGTGGCTTAATGGATCCAACGGTGGTGAGAATGCGTCCATTGAGCCCCAGCAGCTGGTGTCGTTGCTTGCCAATGCGTGCCGGATGCCTGGGGATAGGTGTGAAGTGACATGGGTGCCTACTGATTATGACGGCGAATATAGGGAACCTAACCTTAGTCCTACAACTGGGGACAGGGCCATTGCCGCCAATTTTTCGCGGACTAATTTCGTGCTAATGGTTTTTGCCTTGCCCCAGGGTGTTGGTGATGTTGATTCCATTGAGATTCGCACCACTACTATTACCGAGTCGGCCTTGCCCACGGTTGGCATTGTCAACGATGCGGCGCATGTGACCAATAATGGTAGTGCGGTTAAGGTCACCGATGTTATTCCGTCTTTCAGTCCAAGGACCCGTCTTGGTACGTTGACACGTTCAAGAAAATGCGCGGGTTGTTTGGTAAAGGGTTGACAGCGTATGCACGCGGTGGGGTTCTTGGTTTGGCCAGCGAGGTCGCTGGTATGATCATTGCGCCACGAACTAACATTAGGGGTTAGTTGGGACAGGTTAGTACTGGATAAAATAGTGCCAGCTTGCTGTGACTGGGGTGGTTCCCAGATCATTATTGGGCGGGGCAAGCCAACGCGTGGACAGGGGGCGGCAACCCTCCTCTACGTTATTAGCACTCGGCACTTTTCCATCCCAGGGTAGCGTAGAGAATACTAATGAAATTTAAATGGGGCTGTACCGCGGCAGACTACCCCCCATCCCCATATCACTCTAAAATCCAG